CTGCAGACTCTTATGCTCGTTCTACTACTAGTAGGACTGGAGTTCTCGATACAAGCAAGTTACACACTTATCAATATAATGAAGATCTGTTTAAAAAAGTAACGACTCTTCCTGATGGTAAAAATCACGGTCTGATTTTTGTGTTGGATTGGTCTGGATCAATGCAATACACCATGAAAGATACTTGTAAGCAGTTGTTCAATCTTATCTGGTTCTGCAAAAAAGTTGGGATTCCTTTTGATGTATTTGCTTTCACTGCAGAGTGGAAACAAAGTAAGTTTGATCAACTTCAGGAACAGTATACTTCCCCAGATGTAACACCACACTATGAAAAAAAAGAGGGCCTTCTTGCTGTTCATGAGAGGTTCTCTATGATGAACTTGCTCACTAGTGAAATGTTTGGTAAGCATATTGAGAAACAACTTATTAATGTTTGGAGACTTGCTTGTGCGTTCCAAAATAACTGGTCATGTGGTTATACATATCCTCCAAGAGTCACACTTTCGGGGACACCTTTGAATGAAGCAATTATTTCTCTTCATCAAATCATTCCACATTTCCAAAAAACTCATAAACTTCAAAAAGTTCACTGTATTGTTTTGACTGATGGTGAGGCAAATACTGTCCCATATCATGTGGAGATTCAACGTGGCCCTGATGCAGAACCTTATATGGGATGTCGTAGGGTTAATCCTGAGGGAACTTTCCTTCGTGATCGTAAACTTGGGACTACTTACAAGTTTGGTTATAGGTACAATGAGTTCACTGATGTTCTTCTAACTAATCTGAGAGATCGTTTTCCTAACACCAGTTTTATTGGTATCCGTGTTCTTGATGGTACGGATATGAATCGATTCCTGAATCTTTATTTTGATTCCGCCGAAGATAATGATTGGATGAAAAAAGAAAAAATTAAACTTGAGTGGAAAAAGACAAAAAGTTTTGCCCTCAAAAATTCAGGATATCATGTATACTTTGGCCTTTCTTCTAGTGTTTTGTCATCAGACTCTGAGTTTGATGTGAAAGAAGATGCAACTAAATCTCAGATTAAGAGTGCATTTGTTAAATCTTTAAAGACTAAAAAACTAAATAAGAAAGTTCTAAGCGAATTTATTTCTTTGGTAGCATGAGTAAAGATCAGTTACCAGAATGGAGAAAAAAAGCACTTGCTAATCCAGAACTTAAGGAGTGGCAAGTGGAAGTTCTTATGAATGGACCGCAGACCTTAGCGCAGGCATGGTTCCTAGGAGCAATGAGAATGAAATATGGACAATACTCAGACTGACCACTTGGGGGTTTTTTGACCCCCTTTTTCGTATATAATACCTTCAGTTCAAACAAATCAAATGGGTCTTTCTAAAGACAGCACCATCAGTTCACTCCAAGATCTCTACGGCACTGAGTTTACTGCTGCTGATGTTCGTGCATGGTGCAACATGAACGACTGTGCATATCAAACTGTTACTAATAAACTCACTGATTACAAAGTTGGTCGTGGTAAGTGGAACCTGAATGTTACTGAAAAATTAGAACAGACCTATCAGGCACCAACTGCAATTCCTGCTGTTGAGCAAAACCTTATTCCAGCGAAAGATGATACCTTCGTCAGCTTTGGTAACTTCTCTGATATTAAAAAGATTATTAAGTCCGGTCTGTTCTATCCAACGTTCATTACGGGTCTTTCGGGTAATGGTAAAACGTTCTCTGTGGAGCAAGCATGTGCTCACCTCGGAAGAGAACTTATCCGTGTAAACATTACTATTGAAACAGATGAAGACGATCTTATTGGCGGTTTCCGCCTTGTTAATGGTGCAACCGTCTGGCACAATGGCCCAGTCATTGAAGCACTCCAGCGAGGAGCTGTCTTGCTCCTTGACGAGATCGACCTTGCCTCTAATAAAATTCTCTGTCTCCAGTCTATCCTTGAAGGAAATGGAGTCTTTCTCAAGAAAATTGGACAGTTTGTCCGCCCCAGTGCAGGTTTCAACGTCATCGCAACCGCAAACACTAAAGGTAAAGGTTCAGAGGATGGGCGATTCATTGGAACTAACGTGCTCAATGAAGCATTCCTTGAGCGATTCCCAGTAACTTTTGAGCAGGAATATCCCTCTGCTGTCACTGAAACTAAGATCCTGAACAAACTTTGTGCTGACGAAAACTTCTGTAAGCGTCTCTCTGATTGGGCAGATATTATTCGTAAGACTTTCTACGATGGTGGTATTGAAGAAATTATCAGTACCCGTCGCTTGGTTCATATTGTTCGTGCTTACAAAATCTTTGGGGACAAGGCAAAGGCAATTCAAGTTTGCGTAAATCGTTTTGATGATGAAACAAAGCAGGCATTTCTTGAACTCTATGACAAGGTTGATGCTGATTTTGAGATGCCTGTAGAAAATGATCGCATCTATGTGATTGACGGGGGATCAAATCTTTGATATAATGACTAATGCTTGGTCCTTTCTTTATGATGAACTAAAAATGGATGAGTACCCCTACCCCGATAATTTCGGTGCAGCACAACCTGTTCCAATATCTTCCCACAGTGAAGACATAATCACTTTTAACCTTGATATGAGTAGTAACAATCCAAATCGTTTTAAGTATAGTGAGGAAGATCTCCTTAAAGAACTTAAAGACTATATTTCCGCAACTTACAATGCACATTACTCTGCTGGTAATGATGCTATTCAAACTCTAGATTTGATTGACGCTTGTGGAGACGCTGAGGCATTCTGCCGTAGTAATATCTTAAAGTATGCCTCACGATATGATCGTAAAGGCACTGCCCGTCGTGATATAATTAAGATCCTTCACTACGGTTTGCTTCTCCTTCACTTCTCTGACAAATCCGCGATTCGCGACACTTATCCACAATGATGAAACTGAATCCTAATACTATGAAACTCTCTGACAACACTCTCACTGTTCTTAAGAACTTTGCTGGTATCAACAATTCTATTTTAGTGAAAGAGGGTAATCGTCTTCGTACTATCTCTGTTGCTAAAAACATTCTTGCTGAAGCAGATATCAAAGAAGACTTCCCTCGTGATTTTGCTATCTACGATTTGAACCAGTTTTTGAATGGTTTGAGTCTTCATCAAGATCCCGATCTTGATTTTAAAGAAGATTCCTATCTCAGCATCAAAGAAGGTAAGCGTCGTGTCAAGTATTTTTATGCTGATCCTGCTGTGATTGTTTCTCCTCCAGAAAAAGAAATTACCCTTCCTACTCAAGATGTTTGTTTCCAATTGGACAGTGCCTCTCTTGAAAAACTAGTCAAAGCAGCCCAGGTTTATCAACTCCCAGACTTCTCTGCTATCGGAGATGCAGGTGTAATCAAACTTGTTGTTCGTGATAAGAAGAATGATACTTCTAACGAATATGCTATCGTTGTTGGTGAAACTGATAAAGAATTTGCATTCAACTTTAAAGTTGAGAACATCAAGATTATTCCTGGTGCTTATGATGTAGTTGTTTCTTCTAAACTCCTGGCAAAATTTACTAACACTAAGTACAATCTTACCTATTATATTGCTCTTGAACCCGATTCGACTTTTGGATGATGCGCTAGTTAGGATGAGAATTACGGGCAGCATCGGAGTTATTGTTGCCTACTTTGTCATTCTTCACGTCAGTTCTTTTTGGGGGGTCCTAATACATTTTGTTGCAGATTTGATTACAATCCCATACTTTATTAGAACTAGGGCGTGGGACCTTGTTATAATGTTAACGTTCCTACTTTCAATTAGCGTTAGTAAACTTTTGATATGAACATCTTCGTTACGGACCCATCCCCATACAAGTCTGCTACGGTTCTCCCTGACAAGCACATTGTCAAGATGCCCTTAGAGACCTGTCAGATGCTTGCTATTGTGTGCTCTGAAAAATGGGGACATAACTTTGGCACTCTCCCTAAAGCAGATGGAACCCCATATGCTACTGAGAAGGGAGCATTTCGCAATCATCCTTGCACCAAGTGGGCGAATGAATTTGTAACCAATTGGCAGTGGTTACTTGCTCACGGACTTGCTATGTGTGAAGAGTACACTGCTCGCTACGGTAAGGTTCACACCTGCCACAAGACCCTCCTAGCAGCAAAGGAGATACTCCCTACTGCAGATCCTCAAGGTCGCAGTGGGAAGGATACAACACCCTTTGTGTTTGCAGGACCTGATGAGTTTAAGTGTGATACAAGCATTGATATCTTCACTGCTTATAAAATGTATATTGCATCTAAACCCTGGGTATGCGATAATTACCTTAGGTTACCACATCGCAAACCTGACTGGATTTGACTATGTTTATTGAATATGAATACAGGCAGATAGAGGTTCCTCAAGAAATAATTGAGTTCTGTGATTATTTCACTTATGATGCAAATCGTGAGGATTTGAGATTTATTGATTGTCTTCATATGAACCTTGGTCATTATGGAAATAACATAAAAGATCTCAAGGAAATGAGGAGACGTATTATGCCAGTTTTTGAGTAACTAACTTTCTATTATTATGAGCGACTTTATTTGGGTTGAAAAGTATCGCCCGAAGACTATTGAAGAGTGTATCCTCCCTGAACAAACCAAGAAGACCTTTCAATCTTTCCTAGATAAAGGTGAGATTCCTAATATGCTTCTTTCTGGTCCACCAGGTATTGGTAAGACCACAGTAGCAAAGGCATTATGTAAAGAACTTGGGGTAGATGTTTATGTCATCAATGGATCCGATGAGGGACGATTCCTTGATACTGTCCGAAACAATGCGAAGAATTTCGCTTCGACCGTATCGCTTACGTCAGATTCTAAACACAAAGTCATCATCATTGACGAAGCTGACAACACATCCAATGATGTACAACTCCTCTTACGGGCGTTTATTGAGGAGTTCGCTGGCAATTGTAGATTCATCTTTACCTGCAACTATAAAAATAAAATCCTTGAACCCCTCCACTCCCGATGTGCAGTCATTGAGTTTGGAATCAAAGGAAAAGATCGACAATCCATTGCAGCACAATTCTTCAAGCGTCTCCAAGAAATCTTGGATACGGAAGGTGTTGAATATGATAACAAGGTCTTAGTAGAACTTGTTAACAAGCACTTCCCAGACTGGCGTCGTGTTCTGAATGAGATTCAACGATATTCTGTTAGTGGAAAAATTGATGCAGGTATTCTTGCTACATTCTCTGATGTTGCTGTAAATGAACTTGTTAAGAACCTCAAGGAAAAGAACTTTGCGGAGGTTCGTAAGTGGATCGTTTCTAATTTAGACAATGATACTACTGTACTTATGCGTCGTATTTACGATGCTTGTTATTCATCCCTTACAAACGCTACTGTTCCTGCTGCTGT